TAGAGACTGGAGTACTAGTCACTGGCGGCCCGCTCACGCGGGGCGTCAGTAGCAAGGACCTTAGGCCCCGCTTTATGCGAAGCTTATGGACTCTAATTATCAATGAGAAAGGATGCTTAAATGAACACCCAAATCCCACAGCTATCTTCTTTTTGCGACAGCTCTGCTGTCTCGGAAAGAAGCTCGCAGTTGTATGCTCGCCTATGCGCACAGACCGTGCCGTGGACGAGTACTATGACATCGAGCGAGAACTTGATAACCCTAGGCTTGATTGGTCTGGGGATCATTTACTCGATAATCTTGATCGTAGCAGTATTCATGCTGTTACGTTCTTGAGGAGCTTCGGATCTGCTCGCTTTCGCGAGACTGATCTTTTTGATTCGGCTTCTAAGCCGAGTCAGAAGCAGTTGGCATTCCTCAGCCGCCTTGATCAGGTAGCTGGCATACTCGTGTCTAGTCTCGGTGCCTTTGACTCTATGTCAGAGAACACCAAGGACAACGGTATGTTTAAGCATGGACCAGGTGCCGTTGCAGACCGACCCTTGAACGGATATAAGTATTCGTTCCCTAGTTGGCCTGCTAAGCTTGAAGGGGTTTTCCCTTATGACTGGTGTGGAAGTGGTGATCTTTCGATTGCTCCTTTCTCTGGACTCGAAGTCCGCAAGGATTTCCCGTCCGTCAGCGAACCAGCCTCGCGGCTGATAGCTGTGCCAAAGACGGCCAAAGCTCCGAGGCTTATCGCCTCAGAGCCTGTAGCTCATCAATGGTGCCAGCAGAAGGTACTCTCATGGATTGACCATAGGATGCGTCATAGCATCTTAGGTAAGTTTGTGGACCTCCATGATCAGGCCGCCTCACAGCGGTTGGTCATACAGGCTTCAATTCATCGCGATCTTTCAACACTTGATTTATCAAGTGCCTCGGATCGTGTGACGTGCCGTCATGTAGAAAGTCTCTTGCGGTCCAACTGGACTTTGCTCGAGGCAGCTCATGCGACACGCACTCGTAGCGTCTCAGACGAAGTGTCTAAGCGCTATGGACAAACTTCCTTAAAGAAGTTTGCAGCGATGGGTTCGGCTCTGACCTTTCCAATTCAGTCGATCTTATTCGTGTGTATCGCACTGGCTTCCGCCGGTGCGCGAAACACGCGTCAGATATCAGAGTTGGTAGGTAAAATCCGAGTCTTCGGAGACGATATAATCGTCCCGTCGTATGCGTATGCCGACTTGGTCGACAACCTGCACTACCTTGGACTCAAAGTCAACATGACTAAGAGCTTTACTCGCGGTTATTTCCGTGAGTCTTGTGGTGCAGACTATTGGCAGGGAGTCGACGTGACTCCTGTTAAGCCAAAGACCGTGGTCGCAGATGCGCCACAATCGTACTCGGCTATGATCGACACAGCCAACAACCTTCATATGAAGGGCTGTTGGTATGCCGCTCAAGCTGTCGTATCGTTGCTGCCAAGCCGCTTTCAGCGGACGGTAGTGTGTAACGATAGTGGCGTTCTAGCCTTAAAATCGTTTTGCGGCACGGATTTGACGTCTCTCGACGTTAAGTACGACGCCGGCCTACAACGCGATTATGTGCGCCTCCCTGTCTACTTAGACAAGGTGGAGCTCGCGAAGCTAGACACAAGCGCGATGCTTACTCAGCATTTTGCCCAGCATTACTCGGTTGAGAGACCGAGGAAGCTTGGCGTCGCGCGAAGGGCATCCGCAGCACGTGCTGCGTATGTTCGGGTGGACCTGGCCGAATTAGGTTTGACGGCGTCCCAAAGGGCGCTTATCTCTCCTCGATAAGGTAG